TGAGAAGCCGCAGCGGCCGTACAAGCGGGGCAAGCGATGAAGCGGCCGCGCAAACTCCGGAAGGCGCCGCCGGCCCGGAAGGTCGATCGAGCCGCGGTGAAGTGGATCCAAGCGGACGACGGCGAAGGGCGCGAGCCGCTCGGCGACGATATGCTCGATCGCCGTCCGCTCCCGACGGTCGTCGAATTCTCCGCACGGGCCGGGCGATGGGAGTTACGCGTACAGCGCTCCGGCGAGGATCCCGACGGGCCGTATCACGGGGAGCTATGGGACAACACCGACGCCGGGAATTGCCGCGCGCGCTTCCAATGCGATGACGTCGGCGACGCGATGAAGCGCCTCGAGGATCTCGTGCACACGTGGTCGACGTGCGTCGGCTGCGGGAAGCCGATCGGCGCGACGGAGCCGCTCGAGCTTGTGCGCGGCGCCGCTTGTCACGCCGGCTCGCACGCGATCGCCGTCCGTGAAATGATGGGAGCGAATCGATGAGTCGACGACGAGGTTATTACGATCCGGGCCGCAGTCCGTACCCGCGGAAGGCGGAGAGCACACGGCCGGCGGCGCCGCCGAAGGACCGGCCGCTCACACGGCAGCAACGGCGGAAGCTCGAGCGCGACGCCGCAAAGGGAGACGTCGCCGCGGCGCGTCGGCTCGGGATCGTGAAAGAATGACGCCGATAGAAGTCGTCGCGGCCGTTCGCATCTGGCATCGTCAGGTATGGATCTGCCGGCGCCTGCACGACGGAGACAGCTCGCATAACGCGGCGAGTTTTGCCGGCTCGTGGGAGTTTCCCGGCGGCAAGGTTGAGGCTACCGACGCGACGCTCGGCGCAGCGCTAAAGCGCGAGATGCTCGAGGAATTCGATGCGCGGATCGTCGTCCGCGAGTTACTCGCCTCGATCGACGCGGATCATCTCGGCAAGCGGTATCGCGTACACTTTTTCCGGGTCGTCTTCGTGCAGACGCCGGCGCTCAAGGTTCACAGTGAAACGCGATGGATGATGCCGGAAGATGCTGCAGCGCTGCCGCATCTTCCGAGCGGTGTCGAATTTTTACGCCGGCTGCAGGCCGGGGAGATCGTCGTATGACGCCGCTCGTCAGTTACGCGCAGATGACGCACGTCGCACGGGCCGCCGGCGCGCAGCGCGTGCGCGAGCAGCTCGGCCGGCCGATCGACGTCCATATCGACCGGGAGAGCCGCGGCCCGTGGAGCTCCGCGCGCGCGGCGTGGGAAGCGACGCCGGGCTCGTGCCGATGGCGCGTACTCCTGCAGGACGACGTCGATCTCGCGCCGGACTTCGCCGACGCGCTCGAGTGGCTGCTCATGGAATACGGGAGCCTACTCGCTGGCCGGCCGCTCGCTCTGTATAACGGGCTCGGGGATCAACCGGACGCCGGCGAGCATTGGATCGAGCGCCGGGACGGCGTGCAGGGGCCGGCAATCGTGCTCGGGCAGCCGGACGTCGCACCTATGCTCGAGTGGTGCGAGCGCTTCGTCCGGGATTCGCCGGCGATGACGTCGAGCGATATACGGCCGTCCCTCTGGCTCGAGGCGATGGGGCGGACGTCACTCTGCCCGTCGCCGTCGTGGCTCAATCACCGCGGGTACGAGCCGTCGCTCAACGGGACGCGCAGCTCGAGATCGCAGCCGCGGACGGCGCCGACGTGGGATCCGCATCGCCGCCTCGCCTCGATCGATTGGACGCTCGGCCTCGCACCGCGGATCCGTGAGCTGCGCGGCCGCCGGCTCGGGGCATCGGAGCGCGCGCGCTGGCATCTCTGGCGCACGTGGCAGCGGGAGCCCGATCACGAGCTCTATCGGCTCGGCCTCGATCCGTGGGAAGGGATGCCGCGGCACCGCGGCGGACTGGCCGGGATATGAGAAGAGCCCGGCGATTGCTCGCCGGGCTCTCTCGCTCCGCTTACTCCGCTCGATCGATCGCACTTGTCCAGACGCGAGGGAAATCTAATGGCCGCGACGCCGGCGAGGATACGCCGCGCGGAAGGCGCGCCATGCCTCGCGACGGGCCGCTTCCGTCCACACGAGCGCCGACGCCTTGAATCCGCACGCCTTCGCATCGGCGAGGATCTGCATCTGCCCGGCCAGCAGGCCGCCGACTTGCTTCCCGTCGGCACCGTGATACGTCACGGACCAATCGCCGATCATGCCGGACGTCGCGGCCATATTGCCCGGATGGAAGTCGATCACGGCCTTAACGGCCGGCGCCGAGTGGAAGCGCTTCGGATCGACGGGAGCGGATGCCGCGAGGCGGCGCGAGAGCTGCGTCTTCATCGTGAGGATCCTCGAGAGTGAGAGTGACGACGGGGAATGAGGCCGAGATATTCGGCCGCTGCAGTGAGGGACCGGATCCGACGCGGGAATTCCGTCGGATCATTGCGATAGATCGTGCCGGTATCGGTGATCTCGACGAAGTCATCGCCGCACGCGTAGATCGTCGAGAACGGCCGGCTCTCGATGGAGAGCCGGGCCGTCTTCGCGAGCTCGTCGAATTGCGCGCGGCGCATCGGTTAGCGCGCCTCGCGAATGAACCGGACGGCCTTCGCCGTCATCGTGACGATCGCGCGCTCGCTCGAGTCGCGGATCCCGGACCAATCGCCGCCGGCCGTCCCGATCCCGCGGCCGAACCCGTCGGCGAGCGCTTCGAAGTCACAACCGGCGGACCATGCCGCTTGAATCACGTACAGATCGGCACGGGCCGAGAACGCGAATCCGTTCCGCATCCCGCGGAATCGGCTCGTCGGCTCGCCGGCTTCGATGCACGCGAGCGCATGCGTGAGGACAACCGTCACGTCACCGGCGACGTACGGCAGGGAGTCGAGATCGGAGAGGATCGAAGCGGCGGCGGACGTCATCGTGAGTACCTCGAGTGAGAGTGTATGCACATTCTAAACGTCCTTGTGCGATTGCACAAGGGGCCTAGAGGCGCCAATCGATGACGCAGGCGTTTACGGCGTCCGCCGCGGCCGTGCGCTCGCACCACTTCCGCACGATCCGCTCGGCGTGCGCGCGCGTCGGGGCCGTCACGATCGTACCGTCGGGCAGCATGACGAGCAGCTCGCCGGCCTCGCCGCGCTCGACGACGGCCTTCCCTTGCACGTTCACGCGGGGCGCCGTCATCGCGACGTATCCGGATCGAAGGCGATCCCGCCGATTTCGAAGCTCACGCGGTACGTCTCGGTCGTGCCGCGGCGCGTCACGCGCGCGATCCAAAGGCTGCGGGAAGGATCGTAATCGACGCGGACGCTTCGCGCCTGCAGGACACGGCGGCCGGCGCGCTCGATGCGTGAAACGTACGTCTCGCTCGGCGTCATGCCTTTGCTATACCGTGAGTAACGCATACCGTAACCTCGAGCGTGAGAGTGTATGCACAAACTAAGAGGCCTTGTGCAATCGCACAAGGCCTCGAGGCAACAAAGATCCGGGAACCTCGCCGGCGTCTTACCTCTGCTCGGCGGCGATCATCGCCTGCGCGACGTCGTGCCAATTGCGGACCGGGACGCCGGCGAAGCCGCGGATACATACCGTGCGCGGCTCGGCGAGGAATGGCACGAGCTCGATCGGCTCGTCAGGGATCACCGATGGCTCGATCGTGGCGACGATCGAGGGGCCGGATTCCGGCGTGACGATGAGCGCAACGTTTATGTCACCGAAGCGGGCGATCGTGTCCGCGAGCCGAGCCTGCAGTTCCGATGCTAACATCGTGAGTAACCTCGAGTGAGAGTGTGCACACATACTAAGCGGCCTTGCGCAGTCGCACAAGGCCTCGCGCTATTTCCAGCGCTCGAGCGGGTACTTCCGCCGAAGCTGCCGGAAGGCCGCACGCAGCGGCGCGTCGAGCTCGAGCCGATCGTCGAGCGTCATCTTCACGCCGTACGTTTCCTCGTACCAAAGTTGCATCTCGCCGCGGCCGACACGCGTCGGCGGCAGGATCTCGTCGATCTGCGTCGCCGGCGTGCGCGCTTCGAAGCGGCGCACAAACTCGGCGACGTACGCGGTGATCTGCTCGGCCGTCATCGCTCGATCGCTCCGCTGCCGATCGCGCCGACACCGGCCGGCGTGCCGCTCGCCTGCCGCGCTTCCTCGACCCATTGCTCGACCGTGAAGGCGCCGAGCTGCGCGACGTACACGGCCGTCCGCGGCCAGCGTCCGACGTCGCCGGTAAAATACCAATAGTCCCGGCCGTGTACGATCTCGACACCGACGAAGCCGGCACGGGCAAGCGCCGCATTGACGAGAGAGCGAGTGACGCGAGCCATCGTGAGAACCTCGAGCGTGAGAGTGTATGGAGAAGCTAACCGTCCTTGCGCGATCGCACAAGGGGCCGCGGGAACGCCGGCGCGAGCTCCATTTTCAGCGGGCATTTTGCCGGAGCGTCCTCGAGGCAATGGGCCGGGCCGCCGTCGCCGGCGATCAGGCCGCGCGCGACTTCCTGACGGATTGCGCCGTGCTCGAGCAGCTCGAGGGCACCGCGACACGGCCGGCCGGGCGCATCGTCGCCGGGATGGATCCGGACGCCGTCGAGTATCATCTCGAGCACGTCGACGTCCGCCGGCGGACTGGCCGAAAACGCCGCGGACGCTAATCTTCCGCTCGATCCCTCGACCTAACTCCATGCAGCACACGAGCACACTCGCACGAGCACGGCAGCCGCGGACGACGCGCGCGAGCCGGAATGTCCGTCCCGTTCGCCGGCAATCCTGCTCGATCCCGTCCTGACGCCGCGGCCGCGACGCTATGCCTCGACCGGCGCACCGGCCGTCCAAGATCACCGCGGATCTCGTCGAACGGATCGCCGCCTCGATCCGCGGGGGAGCCTACAAAGAGACGGCGAGCGCACTCGTCGACGTGCACCGGGACACGTTGAACGAATGGCTCCGCCGCGGGGCGAAGGAAAAAGAGCGAGTTAAGTCCTTATGGGCCAAGGGAGAACGCCGCGCGCGCGTCCATGCCGGCGAATCCTTGTACGTCCGGTTATCCGACGCAGTCGAAAAGGCTCTTGCGGAAGCCGACGAGCGAGATCTCGGGCACGTCGACGCCGGCGCGCGCGGCGGGCAGCCGGTCGTCGTCCGCACGACGCGCACGCGATCGCAGCCGGTGATCGACGACAAGGGGAAGCCGGTCACGAAGCGGAACGGGAAGCCGATCCTCATCGTCGAGACGATCGTCGAGGAACGCACGACGGCGACGGCGCCGAGCTGGCAGGCGGCCGCATGGAAGCTCGAGCGGCGGAACCCGCGGCTCTACGGCCGCCGGACGTATGCCGAAGTCACGGGCCGGGACGGGCAGGATCTCATCCCGCTAACCGCGATCCGGGCCGCGCTCGCGGCGAATGACGAGATCGAAGACGCCGAATGGGAAGAGCTCGAGGAACCGGCCGGCCTGCTCGGTCCCGGTGCCGGCGAAGGTGATCCCGGCACGCCGGCGCCGGACTTCCCGGAGTGACGGCGACAAACGGCGCGCCGCGGCCGCCGACGAACGCCGAGATAAAGCGATGGCTCGCGGATCCCGTCGAGTATTCCCGCCGGTTCCTGCGTCACCGCTCATGGTCCATGCAGCGCGACGTTATGCGCTCGGTGCAGACGCAGCGGCGGACGGCCGTTAAGGGGTGTCACGCCTCGAGTAAGACGTTCACCGCGGCCGACGTCGTGCTCTGGTGGATCACGCACGATCCGCGCGCGGTCGTCGTCACGACGGCGCCGACGTGGAAGCAGGTACTTCTCACGATGTGGGGCGAGATCGGGAAGGCGATCGCGAGCTCGATCGTCGCCTATCCGGCACCGGGCCGCGCGCAGCTCTGGCTCGCACGCGCCGGCGTCCGCGGGGCCGCCTTCGATAACTTCGCGATCGGCCTCTCGACGAATGAGGCGGATCGGTTCCAAGGCCTGCCGCGACTGAAGACGCTAATCGTCATCGACGAGGCGCCGGGCGTGAAGCCGCCGATCTGGACAGCGATCGAGGGCATCCGGGCCGGCGGCGACGTGCGCGTGCTCGCGCTCGGGAATCCGACGTACGCCGGCGGCCCGTTCTATGAGGCCTTCACGTCTAACCGGATGGGCTGGTCGACGTTCACGGTCGACGCGCTCGATACGCCGAACACGCGGCCGCTCGGCCGGACGGTCGAGGAACGCCTCGACGTGATCGTGCGCGCGTACGATGAAGGCGACGGCGCGCTGCTCGATGGGGACGTCGTCCCGTATCTCGTCGGCCGCCGGTGGATCGGCGAGAAGTTCAAAGAGTGGGGGCCGGACTCGCCGCAATGGGAAGCGCGCGTGCGCGGGACGTTTCCCACATACAGCGAGGTATCCGTCTATCCGCTCGCGTGGCTCGAGCGCGCCGAGCAGCTCGAGCTCGAGGATCTCGAGGCGGACGATCTCGCCGCGACGCTCTCGGCCGATTTCGACGTCGGGATCGATCCGGCGGGACCGGGCCGGGCCGAGTGCGCCGTCACGATCGCGCAGCGCTCACACGTCGTCGCACAAAAGTTTTTCGCACAAGCGGATCCGCGCGGCCCGGTCGCGGAATTCCTCGCGCACTTTCGCTCGAGGATTCGCCGGCTCAAGATCGATACGAGCGGGATCGGGTACTTTTTCGCGACGCACTTCCGGGATATGGGATACGAAGTGCACATGATTAACGCCGAAGGGAATCCCGTTTTCGACTTCCCGGATCGGAGCGGCCGCCGGAAGTTTGCGAACCGGAAGGCGGAGACGTATTGGCACACGCGGCAGCTCTTCGAAGCCGATCAGATCACCGGCCTTAAGGATCCGAAGACGATTACGCAGCTCTCGCTCATACACTGGCAACCCGACTCGGCCGGCCGTATCATGATTGAGCCAAAAGAGAAGGCGCAGGCCGAGCGGGGCATGCCGTCTCCCGATCGCGCCGAGTCTTTGATTCTGGCGCTCGCGCCGGTCCGGGATCTCCCGGCGGACGACGAGCTGCCGCCGTCGACAGTGTACCGGAGTTTCTGAGTCGTGACGCTTCCCGCTGCCGCGACGCCGTCGCCGACGTCGGCCATGAATGCAAGCCGCGGATCCGTGCACCGGCCGCCGGCGGATCCGGCCGAGTGGACTTTGAACGACGCGCAGGGAGTCGTCGCCGCGCAGACGCCGCAATGGATCCCGACGGCGCGCCTCTTCGTCGTCGACGGCGATCACTGGCAGAACGGAACCGGATGGATCGGGCCGATGCCGCTTCCCGGATCCGAAGGCTACGCCGAGACGGCGCTACTCATCCGGAACGGCTTCACCTTCCGGAACGCGCTCGCCGAAGTGTCGAAGCGGTATACGAACGGCGTCGTCGGGACGGAAGCCGATTGGAGCCTGACGCCGGCGCGCGCGATGGAAGCGGACGATGACGAGCCGAATCCGGCCGAGCAGGCGCTCATCGATGAAGCAGAGGCCGCGCTTACGGGCTGGTGGGACCGGGACAAGATCGGCGCGCTCTTTTGGGCCTTCGCCTATCAAATGGCGTGGGGCCAGCGCTCGGCGATGCGGCTCTTCCTCTCGCGCTCGGCCTTCGTCGACGTCGGGACGGATCCGCCGACGGATACGACGGCGCCGGCGAGCGACGATGCGAACGGCGCCGAGCCGGCACCGAAGCAGCGCGCCGTCCCGAAGCAGGCGACGCTCGAGGATGCGCTGCGTCTAATCCTGCTCGACGTGCCGAAGGTCGAGAACGCGGCCGTTTACATGGATCCGGACACGCATCGCGAGGTCGGGGTCTATCTCTTCAAGACGGCCGACGGGAACGACGCCGCGGAGATCTCATACGTCGACGCCGCAAAGGTCGTGATCCGGACGCTCGGCGGCGCGACGCCGACGACGGTCGAGGTCGATCTCGGCGGCCACTTGCCGCATTATCAGGTGATCCGGCAGACGCGGCTCTTAACCGATGCCGCTTTCTCGCTGCAGCGGGCGCTCAACCTCGCGCTTTCGGTCGTGCCGCGGACGATCACGACGGCCGGCTTTCTCGAGCGCGTCCTGCTCAATGCGAAGCTGCCCGGAAAGTGGATCGAGCAAGGCGGCAAAAAGACGTGGCAGCCGGAGCCGAATCTCGGCTTTGGGCCGGGCGCGACGGCGTCGCTCCAAGGCGTCGAGTTTACCGATGAGCAGGGGAAAAAGGTCGTCAAGGATCCCGGCGTACAGTATCGGCCGCCGGTCGACGCCGGCCCGTCCGTCGACGCCGCCGAGAAGATTTACGGCGCGCTGCTCGCCGAAGTCGGGCAGGCGCATATCATGCTCTCGAGCGAGGCCTCGCCGAGCGGCCGCTCGAGACGGGAAGCGCGCGCGGATTACGAGAGCTCGCTCGAGGAAGCGGTGCATCCGATCGAGAACGCCGGCCGCTGGCTGCTCGGCGCCGTGCTCTCGCTCGCCGAGTACCTCATGCAGACGCCGGGCCGGTATACGGAGCCGCTGCGCGTCGTCTTCAACATCATACCGGACGCCGGGCCGCTCGCGTCAGAGGATCGGCAGCAGAACCTCGCCGAATGGGAGAAAGGCGCACGGTCGCTCGAGTCGGTTATGCTCGGCGCCGGCCTCAAGGATCCGGACGCCGAGCAGACGCGCATCTCGCAAGAGCGCGGCGCGCGGCTCGATCTGCTCCGGCGTCAGGCGGAAGTCGCGCAGTTATGGATCGATCTCGGCGCGTCCGTCGCACTCGTCGGCGAGCTCGTCGGCCTCGATGATGACGTCGTCGAGCAGCTCGAGAAGGATCGTAAATTGCAAGAGCCCAAGGGGACCGAAGAGAACACGGATCCCGCAGGGGGGAGCAATGGCGATCCGCAAGCAGGCGATCCGGCCGGTGGCGATCCCGCCGACGAAGGCGCCGCCTCGTGAGCAACTCCGATCGTGGAGCGCCGCAGAGATCGCGCGTCGATCACTCGTGACGGATAGCGATCTCGCACGCGCGCGCGGCGCATGGCAGCGTCACGCGGACGGCGTCTTTCGGACACTACTCGACGCCGACGAACGGCGGCCGTGAACGTCAATCTCGAGAAGGCACTCGTCGAGAACGTCGACGCCGAGATTCTCGACGCCGAGCGCCGCGCAGCGTCGGCGCTCGCGTCGTACGTGTCGGCGAGGCAGGAGAAAACACGGCTCGAGGCGATCCGGGACGTACAGCAGGCAATGAGCAAGGCGTAAACGCGTGCCGATCGCACGCCGGCCGTTTCTCTCCGCCTTCGAATGGGACGCGAAGAGCTCGCAATACCGCTCCAAAGTGTCGGGCCGTTTCGTCTCGAGGGACGTCATCCGCGGATCCCTCGAGCGCGCGCTTAACCGGGCGAAGCGGGAGATCGATCTCACGGGCGCGAACCTGCAGAACGGGCTAATTAGTGTCGACCAATGGCGGGAGCAGATGGCGACGCACGTCAAGTCGACGCACCTTTACTCGGCCGCGATTCCGCGCGGCGGATGGGCGCAACTCACGTCGGCGGACTTCGGGCGCGTCGGGCGGCTCGTGCGCTTTCAGTACGAGCGGCTCAATAAGTTTGCGCTCGAGCTGGCCGCCGGAAAGAAAACGGACGGATCTTTTCGGATGCGCGCGCGGATGTATGCCGGCGCGAGCATGCAGATGTATCACGAGAGCGAGCGCGTCGAGATGAAGGACGTCCAAGGGATGACACACGAGCGGAACGTGCGGACGCGCGGCGATAGCTGCGACGGCTGCGTGCACGAGTCATCTCGAGGATGGGTGCCGATCGGGAAGCTCCGGCCGATCGGGACGCGGACGTGCCTCACAAATTGCCGGTGTCACATACGCTATCGATCGGGAGACTCGAGATGAGACTGCGCGAGATTGTCGTCGACGTTCTCGAGGACGGGCCGCGGCTCATTCTCAATGCGACCGGGGACGGCGGGCACGTGTGGCTCGAGTGTCCGCATTGCATCCTCGCCGGCGTGCCGGACGTCGAGCGTCCGCGCGTCCGGCTGCCGTTCGAACGGGGCAAGGGCAAAAGCTCGCCGGTCGTGTGGGGATGGAACGGCGAGGCGGATCTCGAGAAGGTGACATTCACGCCGAGCGTACATATTCTCGGCGGACACTGGCACGGGCACGTCATCAACGGCGAAGTCACGCAGCCGTCGAATACCAACTAACGGGGGAGTCGACCAATGTTGAACGCCTTCCGGGAATCTCTCGCTCGCATCGTCGAGCTCATGATCGGCGTCGCCGCCGGCGTCTTCCTCGTCGGGCAGCTCGCCGATCCGCCGCGGACGGAATTCTCGAGTCTCGGTGTCGTCGTCGTGATCGCCGGCGTGACGGTCGTCGGCGCCGTGCTCGCCGCCGCGATCCATACGAGCCGGATCGGCCGGCCGCCGGCGGCGTGATCCTCGTCACTGGCGAGCGGCGCGTCCGCGACTGGCGAGAGCTCGAGCGGCAGATCGTGATCGGCCGGCAGCCGCCGCGGCGCTTCGCCGCGCTCCCGATCGCCGAGCAGGCGCACGTCGTCGCCTTCCTCGCCGGGCAGGCCTTCCGGAAGGCGGAAGAGGACCGGCGCGCGGAGCGGCTGCTCGAGACGCCTCGAGGCCGGCGCGTCGTCGCGGAGCTGCGCGAGCACCTCGTCGGCGACGCCGAGCGGGGGATCCAGGTCCTTCAGCTGCTGGCGCAGCAGCGGCGCGAGGAGCTCCTGGAGCGCAGTCTGCGCGCGCGGCGCGGCGTGG